CAGATAATGCTGTAGGGAGACCAGTTGTGGCTGGAGAGATAAGACTAGCAATTGTAGAAACCGCAAAGAACTGTTGAACTTCATAGGCATCTTTCTTGATTATTGCTCCACCGACTGCAGTAAGGGCTACAACATAGTCCATAACAGATGGAGAAATTCTAGAATCGATTCCTACTCCAAGTACTACAGACCATCCAGCAATAAGAGCAATATCGCTTGCAAGATCATTGATATCATTGTATTGTGATTTCAATAAACTAGTAGTAATTGTTCCATCAAACAATATAATGCTAGTATTAGTGATTGTAACAGTTGACCCAACCGTTGCATTGGTGATTGTCATTACGATGTTGTTACCAAGAGTAGCAGATTCAATTAGTAAATCTCTTTTTTGATTCAATGTGATCGTGCGTGTAGTTCCGGCACCAGTGATTTTAATAGAAATTCTATTTCCACCAGTTCCCCACTCATTTGCCCTAACTGTTCCATAACTTGAAGCAAGAACATTAGATGCCCTTACAGAAGCATTTGTTTTATAAATATAAACAGCTTGTGCTCCGCTTGGAATCGCTCCATCAGCTCCTGGTGCAAATAAAAAATTACAAGCATCAACAATGTTACCACTTTTATATTTTGCTCTAATTGCAGCCATGGCGTCAGGTGAAAATACATTAGATGCGATGTTGGCTTCTGAAGCACCTGGAGCACCAGCGTCTGCTTCACCAAAGATAGCAACAATGCCAGTTGGACTAAGTGGAAAACCACCTCCAAGATCGATAGATACTTTAGAAAATGCACCGGGACGATAAATTGTCGCACCGTTAAAGCTAATATTGATTGCCATATTAAATCTCCATTCCAAGAGATACTAAATCATCTCTCATTAAAACTTTTACTTATATCAAGGTAATTAACACAAAACATGATCTAGTTTTTAAACTAACTTTTGCCCAAAACCCTTTAACCAATTATATCACTGCTGTCTAGTTGAAAACTAAGGTCAAATGTAGGTCATTTTAATATTACACCATATTTACTTAGAGCTTGGTCAAACTCCTCTATAGTCGATTCCATGGCAATCTTACGCCCTTTAAAATCAGCCAAGATTATCTCTTTATGGTGTTGAGGCGGAATCTGTTCACTTCTGAGAGCAAACCATTGATCAAAGTCGATCTTTTCTTTACTTGTTTCTTCCATTGTATCCTCTACTGTGTTATAGTTATATTTTTGTTTTGCCACATTATCTCCTAATTTAAATATTAATATCTTCATCGCCTATAGGGTCGTTGATGCGACTAGCTTTTACACCATGATTCACTGTAGTATCTATAGATTCGATATCTACATCCTCTGATGCGGCAATTCCACTAACTAATGAAGGATCCATGCCAACAGTGTAGTCGACATTTACTTCATCTACTTGAGTAAAAGGTTGACCAGCCCAAAAGTTTTGAGTTGTTCCTTTAAATCTAACCCAACGGGTCCATATATTCTCTGTCATTTTGCCGGCTTCTTTATTATAGTCAGAGGCACTAAAAGTATGAAGTTTGATTCCAAGGCGCTCTGCCATCATCTTATGCTTAAATAAGCAATAAGCAACTATATAATAGAGCCACAATACATGGTCACCAACCTTATTAGCATGAATGCCAATATCTACCATTACTGTAAAGGCGCCAGTGCCAGTTTCTCCACTATCATCAAATGAGCCAGCATAGTCGCTCATTGCGGCTTTAGATTCGTCTTCGGTCTCATTAGCTAATTGAATACTTATGCAAGGAATGACTTGGGCATTAAAAGACCAAGCCTTTACTACTGGAATTTTTGTAGTTGAAAACCAAAGCCACACTTCATCTAAGTACTTTATGCCATAATCAGAATCTAGTTCATCTTGAGTAAATTGACCAAAAAGATCATAGAAAGCAGCTTTATCAGATCTAAGTTGCTTGATACCATATGTTATTACTTTAGATATCACTATTTCAGGAAGTACGAACGACATTAGAAACTCTCCTTATATGACTGTATTATACTTCGTATAACATCATCGTGAGATTCTTGTAAGGTAAAATTTATCTCTTGTAAGTCGGCAGTGAAATCCTTCTCTTTAGCAGGAAGTACCCACTGAGTGTTTCTAGACTGCTTACTAGTTGCTGTTCTAAATTCAACTTTTGATCCCTTAGGGGCAATCTTTTTATATTGACTTAAAGATTGTTCATATCTCTCGGCATTGATGGCTTTTTGAGCATCAAAAATATTAGTATGCACTGGCTTTCGTGGGCGTTTACTTGGTCCTCCAACTGGAATTATTTTATAAACACCAGACCCATCGCTCATTGGTTTAGCTCCATTTGCTAGCAATCTATCTAACATGGGATATGGTGGATCACTAAAGTCGGTTGAGCCTGAAGCAGTGTCTAATATAAATGCATCGGGGCGTGGACGTAAATCATTTATGAATTCGGCAGAATCTTTCTGCACCCCTGATTGAATCGCTAATTCCATCGCAGCATCCATTCTCTGACTCAATGCAGATGCTATCTCAACTTCTGCTTTTTTGGCAATAATATCTATACTGGATTCATCTAATCCACGACTTTTTAATATGGCCTTTAGTGTTTCGATCTCTAGAAATATGCTAGTCATCTGAGCGTCCGCGCTTTATTACTTTCGCACGCAGATCGCTTAAGAAATTTTCTTTCTCCATTTGAGTCCATTCACTTTCGAATGTAATCTTAATCTTTCCATTTGGAGAAATTTCAATTTGTGGTCGTGGAAGGTAAGGATAATTTTCATCATGTATGCGAGTTGGATTTGGTCTATAACTGGTATATGCTTCTACTACTTCGGGTTTCTTACCCATGTCATCAACTTTACTTTGAAGCTCTCTTAACTTTCTTTCAAGTTCATCGACATCGTTTCCTGCCAATTCAGAGAGTTCATTATGTTTATCGGATAAATTCTGCACAACATCTTCTAATCTATCAAATAGGGTCATAATGCGGCTTTCAACTTGCTGTAGATCAACTACCATTCCGTTGCGCATTTGTTCCCTTATAGTCTCCATTTCTTGATAGATATTTCCAATATTGTGTCTTTTATAATTTTCTATTAATGATTGAACTCCACCCTCTAACGCATCCTCAGAAAGAGCATCATCATCAAGCAACTCAAGCTCTGATTCATCTTCTGGCATATACCATTCAAATACACTCATTAAAGCTGCAGTCATCTCTGGAAGAGATTTATTAGTAAATTGATAAACCATTTTATGTCCATCATTTACTCGCCCAGAATAAACATCATTCATATGTTTTCTTATGCTAACGACATGTGTATCGATGTGGATATCTTTAAATTCCTCATCGCCCATATCTTTAGTTGCTTCACGAAGTTTGCGAAACATACCATTACCAACAAGTTTTAAAGCATCACCGTGCGTTACTTCAAACACTGCATCAGCTTTTTGACGAATTATATTCTTCTCTAACTTCTCGATACTCAACATTCCTTTTAAGGACTTGCCGAGTTTTTGAGTTATAAAGGTTTTAAGCGGATTAACACAACAATCACGAATATCATCCCATGGGATATCTTGTGGTTCAAACCATTTAGCTTCTTTCATTTCTTCAGATGCTTTAGGCTTGCCAGTAAAAGAATCTATTAAATAGACATCACAATGATTTCCATTAGCTTTACCGGACCAAATCTTTTGTGGGTTTTTGCCTACAATTCCCATCTCTTCTTTTAATTCACGAAGAGCTGTAATCTCAGTATTACCGTCCGACATATCCATGTGGCCACCAGCAAAAGCTAATTTACCAGTCTCATGTCGTCCTAATAAAATGCGACCATTGTTGTCCATTACTAAAGCAGCAGCTGCATGACCATCATAGTGATCTTCAAAGGCTTTCTTTAATTCTTTTTTAGTTTTCTTATGCTTAGATCGTTCTTCTTTTACTTTTTCTTTAGCTTTACTATGATGTTTTTCGCCCCATGTTCCACCACGATTTTCGCCACTTGTCTCGGGAGCATCTTTCCCAGGAGAAGAATACTTGGCGGCAATGGATTTAGGTGGAACCCCACGAGGAGATTTGGATGCATCGACTTTGCCATGCAAAATCGCTTGCATTAATCTGAATTGTTTACGGCTTACTGCTTTAGCGATGTGAATATCCTCCACCTGATACTTTTAATTATAACTTATATTATGGCTAACCCTATGGTACGATTGGATCTACTATCTTTTCACTAGAGCTCACCACCCAATCACGTTTCACAAGTATCTGTTGCGGTAATCTTCTAGCAGTTTTTACCCCATTTACTAATTCTTGAGTAATTCTAAGTTCTCTTAAACTTTGCATAACAACATAAATAGGATTAGCAAAGTAAGCATACCCTACAACTTCTCCTCGCTCTAAGTCTACATTATAAGTTGGTTCTTGTCCAGGAATCCATTCGATTCCGCCATTGACTATATTGAAATCAACACCTAATGTGTAAAACTTTTGAACTCCATCTGTAATTGACGAAGCATATTCAACTTTCTGAACTGGATATCGTAAATCTTGAATGCCAAGCGGT